TAGAAATAATTAAAGGGTCATCCAATAATGTAATGGCAAAAGCCAATGCTTCTAGATCAGTATCAAATATCCATACTAAATGTTCCCACTTAGCACTGCTCTTGGTACTGTTGGGATTCGTTGGGTCGGGAATATCTAACTTATAAGTGTGTCTAATAACTGCAAACATCTCTATATTCTAAGTGAAATGCAATCAAATTGAAAGCTGTTCTACATGGAACACAAGGAGTTGCAGATGAGTGTTGTATCCTGCTAAAAAATATTATTTACCAGTCAGGAAAAAGCCTCAAACATCAACACCACTACAAACACTACAAACATTACAAACACCAATACCTACAATGGTTATGGAACTTTTGAATATGCACCACCAAGAGGATATGGAAAGTATGTACTAAAAACCTAACAGAGTATGGACTAACACTCACTGCAAAAAAAAAGGGTAGATATTGCTATCTACCCTTTAAAATCTAACTTATTAGACTTGGAGGTCTCACTCTTATGAAGTGACTGGAAAGGCGTTGTATTTGGATTGTTCCTTTAATGCTCATCCACTTGTTTAAGCAACCTTATGATTCTTAATATACATGAATGATTGCAAAAAGCAATACTTATCCACACTTTATCCACAGAGTTGTCCACAGCCGAATACTGGTCAAATATATTTTTCTTGGGATACAAAAGTGTAACTTTCCCCCCCCCTCGCAAACCCTTGAAATATATATGACTGGTAAATATTATTCTCCCTGTACGCAAAACACAGCTCTTGGATGCCCTTGAAACACCTTATTTTGAGCCAAAAAAAAAGGCGACAACCACTAATTAAAGTGGCTGTCGCCTTATTTATTTTGAGATTAAACCCAATCTTCCATACATTCCCCCCCATATTCATCGAAAGGTCTGTAGTTGCTAGACCAAATTCTAGGCTCATACTTTCCTAGAGTTCTGTCCTCGCACTCTTTACAGAAATGAGCAACGAAATCTCCCTCAGCATCATCGCATCGAGACATTTCATGTAAGGGTTTTCCCTCCTCATCTCTATTGCTCTCGCAACAACCATAGTAAGGCTGTTGCTTTGTGCCATAGCAATATTTATCCCAAGGCTTACTCATGATTGCACCTCTTCATCGATACATTCAATGCTATTGATGATCACTTCTTTAAAAGCACCTTGCTTACGAAATTCATCCCTTGCCAAAGTTTCAGCATGATCTTCATTTCGAGCAACAACATCAGCGTTATACCAAGTTGTCTGCAAAGTTTTACCACATTCAGTAGTACCCTCTACTACATATAGATTCATGATTGCACCTCAAAACTATCACACCATAGTTTAAATACATAACTAGATTCATCTTTTGATAAGTCATAGTTATCTCTCAACCATTTAGAAGCACCAAACATATTCATTCCTCCACTTTCTTTAAGACCATTCAGTTCTTCAAAAAATGAAGAGATATCATCTTCAAGATGTTTCATAATGACTTGGCTCATGACTTCACCTCTCTATTTTTTAAAACACCATTTGGATATTTTAAGAAACATGAAAAGAGCAACCAGTCAGTCTTGCTCATGATACTTGGCAAATCTCCAATAGGAGTTTTACCAGTTATCCCATACTTGCTTTTCATTTCTGAAAAGACTTTCTCTATATCTTTATTCATAATCTACCTCCATAGTAATTGAATAAGTTTAAGTTTCTGTTTCATCCTTTTGGAATCATCAGCACTGGCACACACCAGTGAACAGAGGTAGCAAGAAAAATATTATTTACCAGTAATATATTTCTCGCCACCCAGTTGCTAATTATTGGTTTATTTATCAGTAAATCCATCGATAAAATCAGCACGAACAGTAAAAGACTCTTTATAATCTTCACTCTTCCAAGTGATATTATCTCTCACCTCATCAGCAGATAATGTTGCAGAAATTGTATCTCCCTCATCATTACCTTTAGCAATAACACCAATGCCACAAAAAGCATCGTTGATGTATCGCTTCGCATCTTCAAACTCTATCGAGAAGAATCGATTATCTTTTTTATAAAGACCCTCATCATCTAAAAACATGATGTGATCTTCAAAGTAGATAGCAGTCAATGGAGATTGACCAACCTCATTAGCCACCTCATTTTCTTTTATCTCTTTTTCTTCGACAGTTTGAGTAAATGGATTAACCACAATAACAGTTATTTTTTTATCCATAATTTAAGACCCCTCCAAGAGTCTGTTAGTTAAGTTTCTGTTTCGACTCTTTTGAGTCATCATCAGGGAAAATACACATTTTCCGACAGAAATTGCCAAAATAGGCTTCACCTCCTCGTTCCTCAGAACGAATCAGAGGAGGGTCAAGGGTCTAATGACCCCCAAAATACCCCCCTCTTAAATCGCATCTTAGTAAAAACTCGAAGTGTCTACATAGATTTTTTCGCCAAATGGCAATTCTTCAGACCATCGTGACTTGTAAGTCACACACCAAAAGACTGGAACATCAGGTTCTACTTCAGGACTAACATATCCCTCTCCATCAGTGAAGTAGATAAATGCCTGAACATCATCTACATCATCTGAAAAATCGTTGAACAAGTTAAATGGAGGGTCGAACGAAGTTCCACCTCCACCCCTAACAGTCAATTCAAGATCATCGCCTTGATCAAGTTCATAGATATCCCACCACTCGCCCTGTTCATTCTTACGAACAACAGTATCGCAGTAGCAGACTCTAATTTTATCAAGACCACAATCTTCAGCCATCGCCTGAATCTCAGTAGCGAACATATTAAGTTCGTGCTGAGAGACTGAGCCTGAAGTATCAATCGCAATAGCTAACTCGCCACCTTGAGGTGAACGAACCTTGCTAGGTAAATTAATACCTCTCCAAGAATGGTTTCTATTCAGCCTTGACCACGATGGGTCATTGCTTTGAGTAGACTGTAAAAGATTACTTAGTTCTTCTTTCCAATCTACTGAAACATCTTGGTTAGCTTCAGCCAAACCACGACCTGAAGATGAGCCTTGACCAATTCCATGTAGCTTATCAGCCATTGAAACTGCTCTTTGGATTTCACCCTTGAGTTCTTGCATTTCTGCTTCATTCATAGGTTCTCCATCTTCAGTTGTAGCATCCCAAACTTCGCCAATTGCAGATGGGATTGAATCGAACAATGATTCACCAGTGTCATCACCAGTTTCCTCGCCATTCGACTCGCCATCTGCATCAGCCTGATCATCAGAAATATTTCCTTGACCAGTCTCAGAAGTTTCCTCGCCATCGCCTGAACCCTGAGTCTGAGCATCTTGCTCTTCTTCAGAATTTTCGCCTTGAGGTTTTTGTTGCTTAATCTGATTGATGGCATCTTGCAATGCATCTTCATCTTTAAACAAAATTTGATAAACCTGTTCAGCAGTCATGCGATGATATTTTCTATCGAGACAACCTCCATCAGGAAGTGTGTCTCCAAGATCATAAACAAGGTAAGCATTGATCACATAGTCACAAGCAATGTTCCAAACTTTAGGATGTCTTTTACCACGCCTAATCATATGCTCGTAAACTACATGAAGTGCTTCATGTTTGAGAGTACCTTGCAGTTCCTCTTCGCTACAACCTAAGACAAATTCAGGAAAATAAAATATATTTTTTCCATCAGTTGCCATAGTTTCACATCGAGAAGCATCGACCTCGACCAAGTCAAGGTGTAGGAGGATGGTAGCCATCCCCACATTACCTTTCATTAGTTTTGATCTAGCCTTAATGATTTTGTTTAAAGCATCAGTCATTTTTGTCACCACTATAAATTTGACCTAAAAGGTCATCTACAGAGATAGACTCGACAGATTCTTTCAATTCTTTTGAAATATCTTTTCGTTGCTTTTCAGCAATGTCATCGTCATCTTTTAAAGAATCAATGCCATTGTTCAAACCATTAATACGAGCAACCAGTGTCACCAGTTTTTGACGAGAGTCATCAACCAGTTCGCTATTGCCTAATATATCCCTGTTCCAAACTTCGAGTTGTTCAGGATAAGTTTCTAACTTGTCGAAGCTAGACTTATTCCAAAAACCTTTTTGTTTGTTTTTAGGGTCATAGTCATGCAATTTATCTGCTAGATCATTCACATTATCAACGATGTTTCCGATACATTTATCGATCACTTCTTTGATATTATTTTCTGACCTAGAGATAGCTTGTTGCTCTATCCTTTTTGCAAGTTTCTCAGAAACTCCCAATCGTATGTCGCTACTATTCCAAGTTGGTACACCAGTGATTTCAAATTCAAATCTGAATTTTCTTTCAATGTCCTCGACTTGAGGAATGTTCCAAGCTTCGAATAGATCGCCAAGATTTCTCTCAGCACTCTCATACTTCTTAGGATAGCTTTTAAGAAAAGCATTAACCTCTTTATCCCACACTTGTTTGGCTTTATCTATTTCAGATTGAAGCTGTTCAAGGTTAGTGTTTGGACATAGTCTCCAACCACTCGCAGAATTGCCCTCGCTATCCCTAGAATTATCACTCCAAGGAAGAGTCAATCTATAATAAAAATCATTTCTGATTCCATTTAAGATTGAACGAAAATATTTATTAATATCTTCACCAAAGACATGAAGTTGAGGATTAACTAATTTCTCATCAGCCAATCCATGCTCTTCAGCCACTTTTCTTCTAAGTGCTTTGTTTACCTTGATACCACTAGGATGTTTCGCTGTTAGGCGAACCAGTGTGGCAGTTTTGTGCAAAGTAGCACTTAGTTTTTTATCATCATTTTTCATAATAAGACCTCCATCTAATTTAGAAAATTGCTGTTTCGATCTTAATGATCAGTTCATCTACAACCTAGTAAATGAACTCCACTTTCGTGGTCATCAGGTGAGAAAAAACATCTCACGACAGCAGAGCAGAAAATATATTTTACCAGTCATATAAATTCTGCTCTCCTCCAGTACCTAGACTTCTAAGTCTTGATGCTTGATTTTGAATTTGCTATATCTAGCAGATTCAACCACATCAGGTCTAGCACCTACCATCGACTTAACAAAGAAAATTCCAAACTCAGGAGTAGGAAGTTTCTCTACATAATCGACAGCATTTGAGAACCAGTCATCAAGCAAATTATCTTTGCACTCTTTAATGGCACTCATCAATGAAACACAAGTCGCATATTGCAGACCTAGTGAATCAGGGATATCTACATCTTCGCCTTTCAGTATTTTTGGAATACTTGGAAGTACATCTTTAGCTAAAGATCGAAAAGATATAAATTCGATACTCGCAGTTTCACCAATATCGCCATTAGCAATTTCCTGAATAATCTCTTCAGGAGGTTCGACATTTAAAGTATCACTCAACCTTGTCCATGCTCTTGGACTTGGCTGAGGAGTTAAGACTTTGGGGTCAAAGTCATAGAGATAATCAGGCTGAAAATTAATGAACCCTAAAATATCAGGATGCACATCATTTTTCACCGCCCACGATAGCCAGTCATTAACATTGGATTCAACATTAATCATGGTGCATCGACCAACAACATGGCTAGGTAGTTTGTTGCTACCCGCACGATCAGTTGATCTATTCCCAGCAACGATTATTTGCCAACCTTTTGGTAAGTAATACTCGCCTATCTTTTTCTCATAAAGCAATTGTCCACATATCGCCTGAAGTGAGGGATGACATTGAGCATACTCATCTAAGAATAATATGCCCTCGCCACTCTCAGGAAGATTGCCTAAAAAGGCTCTCTTTTGTTTCTTCGCTTCGATAAATGGCAACCCTGATAAATCGTGAGATTCATAAAGGCTCAATCGAAAATCCATGAACCCAAACTCATTCTCTTTTGGATTAATTTTATCTTCGACCAATTTGCGATCATCAGCTAAATCTTCAGCCAATGCTCGAACAATTGCAGATTTCCCAATACCAGTTCCTCCTAAAAGGAATGGTGTATTGAGACCCTTTAATACTGATTTCATCATCAGCATAGCTATACTCGTTTTCATAATAAGACCTCCATCTTTTGTATGTACAAGTTAGTTTCGTTGACTGGTAAATAAAAATATTTATCCACCATTCAACACCAAGACTAGATAACAAAATGCTATCTAGTTTCGTCTGAGTTTCACAGACTCGTCAGTTGGTTTATTTATACATCTATTTTCTCAAACCAAAATGTATTCCAATCGCTATTTATCCAATATCTAAATGAATGAGTTTTCCCATCTCCCTCAATTTTATTAGTTATGGATTCAACCTCCATGTAATGCAGATTTTTCTTTTCACTTTTTTCAATTATGCTTTTAACATATCCAACAGCAAGAACCATATTTTCTTGCTGTGCTGAATAATCACTACTGTTTTTTGTAGTCATTACTTTTACATAATCATTAACTTTTAAAGAATGATTAGCTTGATATTTCTTTTCCATAATTAAGACCCCCCAAGGTCATAAAGTTGTTCACGACATTGTGAACACCAAGAACCCCTCGAAAGGGCAAGGGCATTACTGCTACCTAGTTTAAGTTTTCGACCTTATTTCAAAGGTCATCATCAGTTGGTTTAAATGAGAGAACGAATCCTATTATCAATTGCAGTCTCAAAAGCTAAACTTATTTGAGTTGGTTTAACAAATTTTGAATTGTTTATCCAAGCAATTGGTTTCAAAATTGAAACACCATTGTTGAGATTGTCAGTGACTTTTCCCTTGATGATTTTTCTATATTCATAGCCACCTTGGTAGCCACTAATAATAGTTTCTTCACCATTGAAATTGTCCACGACAGATTCGTCATTCTCTTTATTCAATAAATACATAATTACCTCCAAGTAATTGTTTCTTGAACCCCATAATAGGATTCTCTTCAGTGTGTTAATTCACAGACAGTTGGAGGACTGTCCCCAAGGTTTCAAAATTGCACCTCTTTAATCTCACTCGATACCTAAAATCAAAATAGGTCGATACAATTTATCCCAGTTGGAATTTAGTCGTCTTGTTTAAACTCTCGTAGCCTTGCTTCCCTTGAAGTCTGCCCTCTCGACACCTAGCACTTTTAAGGCGATTCAAACTGGCTTCTCACTTAATGGTTATCTCTACCAGTCGTCTGAACATATGTTCCTAGAACCTTTACCTTTAATCCTTTAGAGAACCTTCGTAGGCGGTAGCGAATCTTTTAAAGACATAATCCATTTGGTCTAAAGACAGTATATATTACTGGTAGAAAATTGCATCAATTAAATCATCATCTATCTCACTTTATTAGATAGCAGAATGAGGGCATTACGAAACACTCTTTACTGGTAGATAATATTTCTATGGATAAAGATAAATCTCAGGACAAAAAACCCACGCTCAAATTGGTCAAAGATAAGACCAAGTTGACCATGAAACAAAAAGCTTTTTGTGATCTCATCATCAAGGGCAAGTTGGGAAGTCAGATCGAATGTTATATGGAAGTCTATGATGTGGCTCTAACCAAGCAAGGCAAGATACCTAAACACGCCCATGTGGATTGCAGTAGGTTAATGGCTCATCCTAATTGTTCCCTATATATAGCTACCGCTCTGAAGCGTTTAGAGACCAATGCAGTGGCTTCCACTACTCGAACAAGGAGTTATGTTCTTGAACAGTTTATGAGAGAGTCTAAGGAAGCAGAC